ACCATTGCATACAATAAAAACGATCTGCGTGATATTTACAAGGCTTTCAAACTTATGGATGACCAAGCAACAGAGGAAGCAAGAACTCAATCTGCTGCTTTGGCGTATTTTGCATCAGAGGAAATTAAACAGGCAGCTAGGACTAGAACAAAGAGTGGCAAAGTTGCGCAAAGAGTCGCAGAAGGCGTTAGCATCTCTAAGTCCAGTAAAATCGGTGAGTTCCGTTATGGTTTCGCAAGACAAAAGTTTTCAGGTGGTGCTACAACGCAAACCCTATGGGGTGGAGTTGAGTTTGGATCTAATCGCATTATTAAGGAATGGGTCTGATGGCAACCGGTAATCGCACATTAAAGTTATCAATCCTTGCCGATGTTGATGACTTAAAAAAGAAACTAGGCGAAGCCGACAAAGCGGTCGAAAGTAATTCAAGCAAGATTTCAGAGTTTGGCAAGAAGGCTGCTGCTGCATTCGCAGTCGCTGCTGCTGCTGCCGTTGCCTATGGAACTAAATTAGCCATTGATGGGGTCAAGGCTGCAATAGAGGATGAGCAAGCACAATTAAGGTTGGCTAATGCTTTAAGAGAAGCCACAGGGGCTACTGATGCCCAAATAGCGGCAACTGAGGCAATGATTCTCAAGACATCTTTAGCAACTGGGGTGGCTGATGACCAACTTCGTCCAGCGATGCAGAGGTTGGCAGTATCTACAAAATCAACTGAGGAAGCGCAAAAGTTATTAAACCTCGCTTTAGACATCTCCAAAGGTCGTGGCATTGAATTAGAAACTGTTGCAAACGCATTAGGTCGAGCACAGGATGGCAATACCACAGCTCTTGGCAGATTGGGTCTTGGTTTATCTAAGGCGGAACTATCCACTTTGTCATTTACTCAAGTGCAGGAAAGATTGTCGGATCTTTATGGTGGCGCAGCAGCTGCAAACGCTGAAACATTCCAAGGCAAGATTGATCGCTTAAAAGTAGGATTTGATGAAGCCAAGGAATCATTAGGTGTTGCTTTACTTCCAGCAGTTGAGCAATTTATTGGCTTTCTTAATAACACAGGCATTCCAACACTAAATGCTTTTATTGCAGGATTAACTGGCGATCAGGGATTAAGTGCAGGATTAGCGGAAAGTCAAAAAGGTGCGGAAACATTTGGTAAAGCAATTAGTGCCCTTGCTGGCATTCTTGCAGGATTCCTAAATTTTATTAGAGAAGTAATTGGTGGATTAACAGAGTTAGCAAATCAAGCAATCAGAGTTGTTAATATAATTAAGCCCGGAGGAGATGTTGGGTATATTCCAAATGTTTCTCCAAACGCAAGTCAATTAGGAATGCTTGGTGCGCCAGCTTTGCCAACACCAACTGCAAATGCACGTGAAAATCGAGCAACTATAAATAACATTACAGTTCAAGCAGTAGATTCTGAGGGTGCTGCAAGAGCGGTTGCTAAAGTGTTAAACGAAAGCGCCTCCCGATCAGTTCCACAGCTTTACAACAGCGGGATTACTAGGGCTCGATAATGACAGTCTGGACACCTGACTGGAAATTAACTGTTGCTGGTGTTGATTACACCGATATTGCTATCAGCGATATTGCCCATCAAGCCGGTCGAGATGATATTTATACTCAACCTAATCCATCTTATTTGCAGGTTGCTCTAGTTGCTTTATCTGGTCAAACATTGCCATTTCAAATTAACGATTCTTTGAGTTTGCAAGTTAAAGATAGTTCCGGAACTTATGTAAATTTATTTGGCGGAGATGTTACTGATGTAACTGTTGAGGTTGGGGCAACTGGATCATTGGCAACTGTTGTGAATTACACAATCCTTGCAATGGGTTCATTAGTTAAACTTGCCAAAGAAATCTACAACGACAATCTTTCACAAGATGAGGATGGCGACCAAATTTATGAATTGTTATCTAGCGTTTTGTTGGCATTATGGAATGATGTCCCAGCAGCTACAACATGGGCGACCTATAACGCAACAGAAACTTGGGCAACGGCAGGTAATCAAGGTTTAGGCGAAATCGATCAACCGGGGCTTTATACAATGTCTAGCAGATCAGCCGATCCTGATACTGTCTATAACATTGCAAGTTTCATTGCAGATAGCGCATTTGGTTATCTTTATGAAGCACCTAATGGAGATATAGGTTATGCAGATGCAGACCATAGGCAGACTTATTTAATAGCCAATGGTTATGTTGATTTAGATGCGAAGCACGCTTTAGGTCAAGGATTATCAACTATTACAAGATCGGCAGATATTCGCAATGACATTTACATCAATTATGGAAACAATTTTAATTCACAAGCAACTGCCACAAGTGCAGAATCTATTGGCTTATATGGCTACAAAGCCGAAAACATTAACTCTGCTATTCATTCAGGTGTAGATGCGCAAGAGGTCGCAGACAGATACATTGCCCAGCGTGCATTTCCTTTAGCAGCCTTCCAATCCATAACCTTTCCAATAACCAATCCTCAGATTGATAACAGCGATCGGGACAACCTGTTGGGTGTTTTTATGGGTCAGCCATTAAACATTCAAAACTTGCCAACCCAGATCTCAAATGGTGTTTTTGAGGGTTATGTTGAAGGATGGCGATGGAGCACAAGGTTCAATGAATTATTCCTGACCATAAATCTTTCACCGGTGGCGTTTAGCCAAGTGGCGATGCGCTGGAATACTGTGCCAATCACCGAGGCATGGAACACAATTGATCCAACTTTGACATGGGAATACGCTACAATCGTAGCCTGAGATAAAGGATAATATGGCAACTACTACTAATTATGGCTGGACGACACCAGATGACACAGCTCTGGTCAAAGATGGCGCAGCTGCAATCCGCACGCTTGGATCATCTGTTGATACTACGACCAAAGCGTTAAACCCTTCCACAACTCTTGGCGATATTGAATATCGATCATCAACAGCAAACACAAACACAAGACTTGGCATTGGAACAAGTGGTCAGGTTTTAACTGTATCTGGTGGAGTTCCTGCTTGGGTTAGTGCATCAAGCGGAAGCATGACCCAACTCGGAACAACCACAACTTTATCAGGTGCATCAACAACTGTTTCATTCACCGCAACTGGATATAAAAATCTTTATATCTTAATTCAAAATGTTGCAGTATCAGCCAATGCGAATTTAAGGCTTGATCCAAATGCGTTGAACAATGTTACTACTTTCATTCGTGCTACAAGTTACAATGCTGGCGAAACTCTTGACAGAACAACCTCGGGCAGATATGCAAGTTATGTTGATGTAAGTTCTGCAAGCACTATCAACTCATTTGTATTTACTATTTATGATGTTGATTCAGCAAATTACAAAACATTTAGTGCCAGCAATGGTTATCGTGGCGGTGCTTATGCAAAAAATGCAGAAATGCTCAGCGGTATCATTGAGGACACCAATGCCATTTCCTCAATTGTATTAGCACCATCCACAGGCAATTTCAGCGGTGGAACAGTTAAAGTATTCGGAGTGAACTAAAATGGGTAAAACAACAAAACCAATTGTAAGAATTCACGATTTATCAATTGATGAAGTTATTGATCGAGAAATGACCGATGCTGAATTTGTTCAATATCAGGCAGAGCAAGCAGCCGAAACACAACGCCAAGCCGAAATTGCAATCAAAGCACAGGCTAAGGCTGACCTATTAGATCGTTTGGGTATTACTGCTGACGAAGCAAAATTGCTTTTGTCATAGCGTAACCATAAAAATTCTTTAATGAAACCTTGGCTATCTAAAGCAGCTGTGCAGTTGCGTGAGCAAATCGATGATTCCTTCCCAGAGCGTTTGCGCAAATCTGATGGGTGGATTGGTGATGCTAGACATAGCACACGAAAGAGCGATCACAACCCCGACGCCACAGCAGAAAATGTTGTCAGAGCAATTGATATTGACAGTCGGCTTTCTGACGACAAAGGGCTTTCAGCATATTTGGCAGATCAAATTCGATCATACGGGAAAACCAATGGTCGCATCAGTTATGTAATACATCAAGGCAAAATTGCCTCACCAATTCTCAGGTGGCGTTGGCGCAAGTTTTCTGGCAATCCTCACCAACACCACATCCATGTAAGTTTCAAAAAAGATCAAGATAAGAATTCAGATTTTTTTCACATCCCACTACTAGGAGGCAACGCATGAAACTACCAAACAAACATAAGGCAGCAATTAAGTCATATTTAAGAGCTGTGGCTGCTTCCGGTATAACTGTCCTGTTGGCAATTGTTGCTGACATCCGACCAGAGTTTGCAATCCTTGCTGGAGCATTGGTTGCACCTCTTGCCAAAGCATTAGATCCAAAGTCAGGGAGCGAAGTTGATTATGGAATCAATGCGAAATGACAGCCAACGAATGGGTTGGTATAGCCGTTGGCGTATCCGCCGTATCTACAAGTTTATTGCTGGGTCTGCGCTGGGTTATTAAATCCTACTTACAAGAATTGAAACCCAATTCTGGAAGCAGTATTAAGGATCAAATTACAAGACTTGAACAGCGTGTCGATGATCTGTTTGTCTTAATCAGTAAGCGATAATTTTAATTATGGCGAACACACGAAAACCTATCAAACGCAAAAAGATCAATCGTCGAGTCGTTCGCCAATCTCCTGAACCATTATCAAAGATCGAT